GTAAGGTTATGAATTACAATTACGGCGGCGAAGTTAATGCTCCTAGTTCAGAAGTGGGTGGTGTTATGTATGAAGGTTCTCCAAAGATTAAATCGGCTTCTACCAAAGGTGGTACAGGTTCAGGTAATTCTCGTGGTGGCGGTGCTGCTCTTCGTGGAACTAAATTTTCTGGGGTGAAGTGATGCCCAAAATAACTATAGACATTCATCTTCCCTACGATGATATGCCAGAATATGATATGCCAGAAGATGAGGTGCTAATCGTTGAAGACATTATTGATGAAGATGCTCCAGAAGAAATAGTCATTACTTGCCCAACTTGTGGTGCAGTAATGGCTGAAGACTTTGAAGAAGATTAATAGCATCATTATAACAGGAGCCTAAAATGGCAATTGAGCAAGGTATAGGCGCAGGTGGTATTACTGAAGAACCTATAGTCGAAGATAACACTCGTATGATGGAAATTCCTGAATTGCCTGTTAATCCGGGCATTACAGAATTTGACGATGGCAGTGCTGTTATTGGCGAATACGAAGAAGAGACAGAAGCTCTTGAAGAAATTGAATTTGATGGCAACTTAGCTGATATTATCGACGAAGATGAATTAAGTTTAATTTCTTCTAATCTTGTTGGATCAATTGAAGATGATTTGTCTGCGCGTCAAGATTGGGAAGACACTTACAAAAAGGGTCTTGAGTTTCTTGGCATGAAGACTGAAGAGCGTTCAGAGCCGTTTGAAGGTTCTTCTGGCGTTATTCACCCTTTACTTGCCGAAAGCGTTACACAATTCCAAGCACAAGCTTATCGTGAGCTTTTACCTGCTACTGGTCCTGTACGCTCGCAAGTTGTTGGCGCTCAAAACGAAATGCTTGTACGTCAAGCAGAGCGCGTAAAAGATTATATGAATTATATGATTACTTATGAAATGGAAGAATACGATCCTGAGTTAGACCAAATGTTGTTCTATCTTCCAGTGATTGGCTCCACATTCAAAAAAGTTTACAACGATCCACTAAAGCAACGTGCTGTTAGTAGTTTTGTTCACGCAGAAGATATGATTGTTCCTTATGGAGCAACTGATTTAAGTTCATCTCCTCGTATTACACACCGTTTAACTATGGATTCAAATGAAATTCGTAAGCTTCAGCTTGCTGGATTTTATCGTGACATTGATCTGCCTTCTGAATCTGGAGGTGGCGATTTATCTATGGGTGAAGTTGAGGAGTCTATTGATGACATTCAAGGCGTTCATCCATCAGGTCCATCAGACGAGCTTACACTGTACGAAGTTCATACGTCATTAGACATCGAAGGTTTTGAAGACCTTGGAGAAGATGAAGAGCCTACAGGTTTACGTTTGCCATATATTGTGACTATTCTTGAAGATTCAGGTGAAGTTCTTGCTGTTCGTAGAAACTATGATCCTATGGATCAAATGAAACGTGCAAAGCAATATTTCGTACATTATAAATTCCTTCCGGGATTGGGTTTCTATGGCTTAGGCTTAACGCATATGATTGGCGGTTTGGCACAAGCTTCTACTTCTATCCTGCGTCAGCTTATTGATGCAGGCACGCTCTCCAACTTACCAGCAGGTTTCAAAGCCCGTGGTGCTCGAATTCGTGATGAAGATTCACCCCTTCAACCGGGTGAATTCCGCGATATTGATGTTGTTGGGGGTACCCTGCAAGGCTCTTTGATGCCCCTCCCCTTTAAGGAGCCTTCAGGGACGCTATACAATTTGCTTGGAACACTTGTAGATGCTGGACGTAGGTTTGCATCAATGGCTGACATGAAGGTTGGCGAAATGAGTGGAGATACGCCAGTTGGTACAACTATGGCTATTATGGAGCGTGGCACTAAGGTTATGTCCGCAATCCACAAGCGCTTGCATTATTCTCAAAAAATTGAGTTTAAACTTCTTTCAAAGATTTTTGCCGAAAGCATACCTGCTTATCCTTATCAAGCTGACATGCAATCTGGTCCAGAAATATTTGCACAAGACTTTGATTCTCGTGTAGATGTTTTGCCTGTTTCCGATCCTAACATATTCTCAATGTCTCAGCGTATTGCGTTGGCACAAACAGAATTGCAATTGGTTCAGTCTAACCCGCAGATACATGGAGGACCACAAGGTCTATACACAGCGTATCGAAAAATGTACGAAGCTCTAGGTGTAACAAACATTGATGGCATATTGCCACCACCACCACCACCAGCTCCTCCTGTTAATCCTTCTAAGGAAAATCAAAACGCTTTGATGGGCGCTCCTTTACAGGCATTCCCAGAACAAGACCATGAGGCTCACATAGAGGCTCACATGGCTGTTATGTCCACTCCTGCAATGCAACTTAACCAGCAGGCTATTATGTCCTTACAGGGCCACATACAGGAGCACATAGGTCTATTGGCTGAAGCACAAGCGCAACAGGAAATTATGAGTCAAATTCCTCCAGAGCAGATGCAAATGATGCAGCAACAAGCTCAAATGATGCAACAGCAACAAGGACCACAAGGTCAAGCTCCTGATCCTATGGATCAATTCAAGCCACAGATAGATTCTTTAGCGGCTCAAATTATTGCTGACTTAACTGAAGAACTTGCGCAGGCTGTATCTGCACCTGAACAATCTGATCCTCTTGTAGATATTAGAAACCAAGAGCTACAAATAAAAGTTGCCGATCTGGAACGTAAAGAAAAAGAATTTGAAGCAAAGCAAGAATTTGATCGCGAAAAAGAACGAAATGATGTTCTTACAGCTCAACAAAGAATTGATGTTTCAGAAGCCGCTTTGGCTGACAAAACTAGAATAGCAGAAAACCGTATTAAAACACAGCGCGACATTGCAACGCTAAACGCAAATATGAAAGGACAGTAATATGTCATCATCAGTAAGAGATAAAATAATTACACAAATACGCGAAGCAAAGCGTACTCCTAAAGTTGTAAAAGAAACCGTAAAGGTTGAACCAATAAATGGAAAAGGTGGATTTGTATCCGATGACTCAATCGTCCCAGAAAAAGAAATTAGAGTTGAAAGCCCAATCAAAGCTAAAACCAAAAAAAGCTCTGTTAAAAAATCAAACAAAAAGTCTAAGTAAATTTAGCAAAATAGCAAGACCCCAGAGGTTCCAAGGTATTTTCTGATTATCTGGTAATTATACTTGTGTTTCCCGCATAGTCTTATACTATATGTGGTATGGATGCACTACATTTAGCAGAATTTTTATTTAAAAGCATTCGTGAGCGCGATGCTCGTCTTAAAGACAAGCTTGCGGACAGTTCGATACAAACCTTCGAGGAGTATCGGTATATAGTAGGCCAAATACGTGGCATGGCCTACGTTGAAGAAGAACTTCAAGCCGCGATGAAAGGTATAGAGTACGCGGATGACTAAAAAGTTATTTGTGCCAGAATACGTTGCAAAAGCAGCGCAAAAGGCAATTAAGGGAGCATCAGAGCTTCCACAACCAATAGAAAACGCATTTGGCAAAGCTGCCAAGAGTAAAAATACAGATGATCCTTCAGAAATGGAACAATCATCTTTAGAGCGACTGCCGCAGCCTACAGGCTACCGAGTTCTCATAATTCCTTACTATCCTAGCGAAAAGACAAAGGGCGGACTTATTGTTCCTGACGCTGTTCGTGAACGTGAATCTTTTGCTACTGTAGCCGCTTACGTTGTCAAACTAGGCCCAGATGCCTACAGTGACCCCCAGAAATTCCCAAGTGGTGCGTGGTGTAATGAGAAAGATTGGGTTCTTATAGGAAGATATAGTGGAAATAGGTTCAAAGTGGAAGGACTTGAGGTTCGTATTATAAATGACGACAATATTATCTCAACAATCCTTGACCCCAAGGATATTTCTTATGTATAAGTTAATAGAGAACAAGGAAAACGGTTATGTCTGAAGAAATTCGTGAAGACGATGACTTTGAAGCCAATACATCTGTTGAGGTCGAAGATGACCAAGACGAAGATATTGATGAATCTTCTGAAGAAGAAGAAAGCCGAACAAAAGTTCGTAAAAAATCTGGTGGCGACGATGAGCTAGAAAATTATAGTGAATCAGTTCAACGCAGAATTAATCAATTAACAGCAAAACGTAAGCAGGCTTCTGAAGAAGCTCAAGCCGCGTACCAATATGCTGAAACTATTAAGCAAGAAAACGAGCAAATGAAGACCCGCTTGCAACAAGTAAGTAAGGGTTACAATTCAGAAGCTGAAGGCCGCTTGAATGCACAAGAAGCCCAAGCAACTCGCGCTTATTCTGAAGCTAGTGAGGCTGGCGATTATGATCGTGCAGCTAAAGCTCAACAAGCTCTTGCCCAAATTGCTGTAGCTAAAGATAAGGTTCGATCTCAAAAAGTTAATATTGATCGTCAATCAAATCAACTTCAGCAACAACAACAGCAACAACAGCAACAACAGCAATCTGTTGCTCCACAACCCGCTGCGCCAAAAGAGCGTGACGCTAAATTAGAAGGCTGGCTAGATAAGAATAGCTGGTTTGGTAATGATCGCATTATGACGCGAGCAGCCCAAGCTATTCACGAACAGTTAGTTTTAGAAGAGGACTATGATCCTTCATCCAGCGATTACTACAAAGAAATCGACTCACGGATGCGCAGGGAAATGCCTCAAAAGTTTAAGGAAAAACGGTCCAACGCCCAGACTGTCGCTCCCACGTCCCAAGGACGGTCTATAAAATCAGGGCGGAAAAAATCGGTTGAGTTATCACCGGGTCAAGTTGCTTTTGCAAGGAAAATGAGAATACCACTCGAAAAGTACGCGCAAGAAGTAGCCAAACTAAGTAAACGGAGTAAATAATCATGGGAAAAGATCACAATAGGACACCACGCGACTCAGGTACGCGGGAGCGCGGAGAGCGCTTACAAGAATGGCGTCCGGGTTCAGCTTTAGAAGCACCAGAGCCACCCATTGGTTTTAAACACCGTTGGATACGCGAATCAATATTTGAATTCGACGATAAGACTAACGTACATAAAAAACGGCAAGAAGGTTGGGACCTCGTTCGCGCTGAGGACTACGATGACTATTACGGCCCTGTAGTAGACGAAGGAAGAAACGCTGGCATCATTGGTGTTGGTGGTCTTGTTCTCGCAAGAATCCCCGTCGAAATGGCAGAGCAGCGGAGTAAACACTATCAAGGTGTATCACAAAATCAAATGGATGCAGTGGATCGTGATTGGATGCGTGAAAACAATCCAGCCATGCCAAAGCTGAATCCTCAACGTAAATCATCCGTTTCCTTTGGGAAAAAGGGAAATGGAAACTCTGAAGGAGAGTAAGCATGTCAAATCAAGACGCTGCCTTTGGCCTTCGTCCAATTAGAACAAGTACAAGCTCTCAGCGGCAAAACCGTTATCGTATTGCCTCTGAGTACAACGTAACAATTTTCCAAGGTGACATGGTTAAAGCCGTCACTGGTGGTGTAATTGAACGTGTTGTTGCTGGTGCGACTGATCTAATTTTAGGCGTATTTAATGGCTGTGAATATGTAGATGCCAGTGGGAACGTAGTGTTCTCAAATCACTGGCCTGCTAGTACAGTTGGCACAAAAATCTTTGCAAATGTAATTGATGATCCATCTGCCACTTTTGAAATCCAAGCAAATGCTGCTATGCCTATAGCTGACTTGTTTGGTAACTTCGATATGGTAGATCAATCTCCCGTAGGAACTACTACAAGTGGTAATTCACACATGGAGCTTGCTGTATCAACTGGTGCAACCACCGCAGGGCTTTGTTTAAAAGCAATCGACATTTCTCAAGACCCTGAGAATAGCGATGTTTCTTCGGCAAATACTAACGTAATTGTCAAAATCAATAACCACCTGTTCAGTGCTGGCACTGCGGGTCTAGCGTAAAGGAGACTAAGTTATGGCTATTTCACGTTCACAACTTGTCAAAGAGCTAGAACCGGGCCTCAACGCTCTGTTCGGCATGGAGTATGAGCGCTATGAAGGCGAACATGCTCAAATATTCGAAACTGAATCATCAGACCGAGCGTTTGAAGAAGAAGTTATGCTTGTCGGATTTGGGAATGCTCCCACAAAATCCGAAGGTTCGGGTGTTGACTTTGATAATGCAAATGAAGCATACACTGCTCGTTATTCACACGAAACAGTGGCACTTGCATTCGCATTGACTGAAGAAGCAATCGAAGACAATTTGTATGATCGCCTTGGCGCTCGTTATACAAAAGCACTAGCGCGTTCTATGGCGCACACTAAGCAAGTCAAAGCTGCATCTGTATTGAACAATGCGTTCAATAGCAGCTTTTCAGGTGGTGACGGCGTTGAGCTTTGTTCAACTGCTCACCCACTTTCAGGCGGCGGTACTTTCCGCAATGAACCATCAACAGCAGCAGACCTTAACGAAACTTCGTTAGAAAATGCTTTGATTGATATTTCAACGTTTGTAGACGAGCGTAACATGATCATTGCCCTTCGCGGTTCAAAGATGATTATTCCACCACAACTGCAATTCGTTGCGGATCGTTTGTTGGAATCAACTCTTCGTCCGGGTTCATCAGACAATGATGTAAACGCAACTAAAAACATGGGTATGGTTCCAGAAGGTTATACAATAAACCACTTCTTGACAGACCCAGATGCGTTTTTCATCAAAACTGATGCTCCTAACGGATTCAAACACTTTGAGCGTTCACCAATGCGAACGAACATGGAAGCTGATTTCGATACAGGCAATATGCGTTTCAAAGCGCGTGAGCGTTACAGCTTCGGCTTTTCTGACCCACGTTGCGTATTCGGTTCTCCGGGAGCGTAACAACAAGTCTTGTTGTTTTAGGAAAGGGGCAGCTTCGGTTGCCCCTTTCTTTTTTTAAAAATGTAATGTATTGTGGCCTTATCCCTGACAGTCGCATAATGCGGCTGACTTAACCCCGACAGGAGATTCTCATGGGTAATTCTACTTTCAGCGGACCAGTACGTTCGCAAAATGGTTTTGAAGACATCACAACCAATGCCACAACTGGCACTCAAACAACTAATTCCACATATGGTACAAACGCCTCAGTAGGTGGAACACTTGCTGTAACAGGCGCAACAACATTGTCAGCGGCTGTTAATAGTTTGTTTGTAAAACACGTAGCTCACGTTACTGGAGTGACAGTAAACTCTACAGCAGGTGACTCTCCAACTATTGGTACATTTGCACAGCCTGCAAACACTATTATCACTAACATTAAAATCTTTTGCGCCGTTGCACCTGTAACGGGAAGTGGTGACATTGGTTATGAAGTAGGTACATCTTCTTCTGGTGCGCAGATTGTAGCTACTCAGGCTGACGAAATCTTAGACGCTGGTACAACAGTTGTCTTAGGCAACGTAACTTTAACAGAACTAGTTCTTCAAACACAAGATGGTACAACTGCACCAGCTTCTGTTCAGTATGCGTCAGCAGCTCGTAATATTTTCTGTAACATCACAAATACAGTTAATGCTACAACAGCAGGTTCGTTTACGTTCATCATTGAGTATGTGCAAATCGCATAAACAATTGGGAGGGAGCTTTGGCTCCCCCCTTTTCTTATAGGAGGCCAAAATGGCAGCATCAGACGTAAAACCAGTCATCATCAGTGATGAAGTGGCTTTAGACGCAGACGGCATTTCAGTTGCCGCTGGAGTGGGCAACAATGCCGCTCTGACAATTGGCGGAGCATTAGCCGCTGGAGGTAGCGTTACTAACGCTTCTGGAAGACAAGTAACAATATTATCAGCAGGCAATGATTCAAGTAAATCATTTAATGTAGTTGGTACGGATGTAAATGGTGCATCTCTTACAGAGAATGTCACGGGAGCTAACGCTGGAACAGCAACAAGCTCTGGTTATTTTAAGACTATTTTAAGCATTACCGCTGTTGGTAATCCTGCGGGAAACGTATCCGCTGGTATTAACAATAATGCGCTAGGTGTAATTTTTGCAGACAGAACCCGATTGCAGGGATTTTCTTTTGTTTCTGGAGGAACCGCTGGTAAAGCTAATCTTAGAGACGGTGGTGCCACGGGTACTGAATTTATACAGTTTCGATCTATTGGAACAGATAGCACTTCGGATGACCCGTTTATTCCAGATGAAGGTGTACTGTTTAAAAATGGTTGCTTTGTTACGTTTATTGTAGGCACTATTGATTTAATGATGTTCTACCACTGCTAAATTCGAAGGAAAATAAATGGCAGACAAGCCTATAAAACGAAATAAGAAAAATTACCGTTCCACTAAGTCTGGGGCGGGAATGACAAAAGCTGGAGTTGCCTCATATCGTAAGAAAAATCCCGGCTCTAAACTTAAAACTGCCGTTACTGGTAAGGTTAAAAAAGGTAGCGCCGCTGCCAAACGCCGTAAATCTTATTGCGCACGTTCAGCAGGTCAAGCAAAAAAGTTTCCAAAGGCCGCAAAAGACCCGAACAGTCGATTGCGCCAAGCTAGAAAAAGGTGGAATTGTTAAATGGCTACAGGAAGATCACAATCATCTAAACAGGTGACAAAACCCGGACTTTACGCTAATATTGCTGCTAAGAGAAAGCGTATAAAGGCTGGTTCTAACGAAAAAATGCGCAAACCCGGAACAAAAGGCGCACCAACAGCAAAGAATTTTAAAAAAGCGGCTAAGACTGCTAAAAAAAGAAAACCTTCTAAAAGAAAGAAAACTTAAATGGCTGTATCAGGCTCAAAAGACTTTGAATTAGATGTAGCAGACTACATTGAGGAGGCTTTTGAGCGTTGCGGCTTAGAAGCGCGTACAGGTTACGACTTAAAGACTGCTAAACGCTCTATGAACCTCTTATTCGCTGATTGGGCCAACCGTGGACTGAACCAATGGACGATTGCACAGCGCAATTTCACTGTTACCTCTGGAGATGGCGATGTTCCTTTAGGTGCTGACGTAATTGACATATTATCCCTTGTTGTACGTCGAAGTGGCACTGATTTTGCCTTAAATCGCATTAGTCGTGACGAATACCTCAATATACCTACAAAAACGACTACTGGACGCCCCACGCAGTTTTTCGTCGATAGATCAATAAATCCAGTGCTTCAACTGTGGCCTTTGCCCGATAATAGCACCGATGTGGTCCTTTATGACGCCCTTATTCGCATAGATGATGCCGATAATTTCACTAATACTATACAAATCCCCTTCCGTTTTTACCCTGCTTTAGCCGCTGGTTTGGCCTATTATATAGCCCTAAAACGTGCTCCAGACCGCGTTCAGATGCTAAAAACAGTGTATGAAGAGGAATTGACTCGTGCAATGGACGAAGATAGGGACCGTGCGTCTTTCCGCGTTGCTCCAGACTTGAGGAATTACCGCTATGTCTAAGTATGCTACGGGCAAGTCTGCATACGGCATATCTGATCGTTCTGGGTTCCGTTATCGCCTAAGAGACATGAGAAAAGAGTGGAACGGCCTTTTAGTCGGTAAAGACGAGTGGGAACGCAAAGAACCTCAACTTGATCCTCTTAGGGCCACTCCTGATCCACAGGCCCTTAGAAATCCACGCCCAGAACAGAATTTGCCTGAGCAACGGAACATACAGTACGGGTTTAATCCTGTTGGGTTTAACAGCATTCTTGGTTTAACCCCCCCTAGTAATTTAGAATCTGTTGGCGGAATAGGCACAGCAACAGTAACCACTGTTGTGAACCCAGATGCGGAGAACATAGCGTATATGGCAGGACTGTCTGCGCCAGCATTTGTTGATTCTGTTACAATTATTTCTGGTAGCTCAACAGCTTCAAGATTTGATAGTACATCTGTAACATTAGATTCCACCACAAAAACATTTGACGAGGGATAAGACATGACAAAGCAAGCAGTAGGCATAGGATCATCGGCTAACGATGGAACAGGAGATACTCTTCGTTCAGGTGCAGATAAAATTAATGATAATTTTGATGAAGTATATGCAGCTTTAGGAAACGGCACGACACTAACGGACATAATAAATTCTGATGGGATTATAGATGTAAGTTCTGGTGCAAACAGAATTGTGTTTTATTATGCAAATCTTAGCGACTTACCTAGTGCGGGAACATATCATGGCGCAGTGGCGCACGTTCACGCGACGGGAGGGTTGTACTTCGCACACGCTGCCGCATGGGTTAGATTAAATGATGAGACAACTGGACCTGTGACTAAATATACTGCGGGTGTAAACGGATCGTCCGCATTTACATTTACTGGCCCCGGAGCTACATCTGGAAACAACCCAAACTTTACTTTTTATAAAGGACATACTTATTTGATTGATAATACAGCAAATGTAAGTAGTCATCCTTTACAAATAAGAGTCTCATCAGGAGGGTCTGCTTTTACAACAGGGGTCACTGAGAACTATAACTCTACTACAGGGTTAACACAGTTCATCATACCGCACGAACCAAGCGATACATCTTTAGTGTATCAATGCACAAACCATAGTGGTATGGTTGGAAACATAACAATAGTGTGATGACATGAGTTTTACATACACGCTGTACTACTATTGCACAAACCATAGCGGTATGGGGGGTCAGATTAACACATGAGCTATACTTACACCACATTAAAACAGGCTATATTAGATTATACTGAAAACGATGAAACTACGTTTGTAAGTAATCTTCCTGTTTTTATTAAAAACACAGAAGAACGTATTTTAAAGAATGTTCAGTTGAGTTTGTTTCAAAAGAACGACGCTGGAGCAATGTCGGCTTCTAATAAATTCTTAGGGGTCCCCAGTGACTTTTTAGCGCCGTTTGCTTTGTCGTTTACCAATAGTTCTGGAAACTCCGTTTTCTTAGATTTTAAAGATTCCAACTTTATTCAGTCTTTTAATCCTAATCCTGCCGCAACAGGCGCTCCTCGTTATTACGCTCAATATGATTTAAACAATTTTATTTTAAGCCCAACCCCTGACAGTGCTTATGCGGTTGAACTTAGTTACTTCTATCGTCCAACCAGTTTAACTAAGAGCCAGACCACGTTTTCGGTGGCATATACTGGCGGAACAGTTTTTTCTGCTGGAGAAACTATTATAGCAACTCCTGCTGGCGCAACTGCGTCTGTCGAAAACTCTTCGTTTGTTGTTACTGGAACAACTGGGGCTGGCAACACAACCTTGACTGCTAACTTCCCTGCGGGAGTTACAAGTTCTTACCCGCGAGGAACAGCGGCTTCAGGAACAGCTTTGGTGGGAAACACCAGTGGGGCTGTTGCGGTAATTAATAGCGTTCCCAGCGGAACAACGTCAGAAAAGATTGTTCCAGACATTACTGAAACTTGGATTAGTGAAAACGCAGACTTAGCTCTTTTGTATGGAAGTTTAATGGAAGCTTATGTATTTATGAAGGGCGAACAAGACATGCAAGCTTTGTATGAGAAGCGTTTTGTAGAAGCTATTATGGGCCTTGGGGGACTTGGCGAGAGCAAAGAGGTTACGGATGAGTATAGAACTGGACCAGTGGTGAGGCGAAAACAATGAATAATATGTCTTTTGGCGTATCAATGTCTAATGATTTTAAGGTGGGGGTGGAAACTACGGACAACCGTGGCTTTACTCCTGAAGAAACCGCGAAGCGTTGTGTAACCAAGATTATGAATGTTTCCGAAACTGCGCCTCCAGAAATACGGGATCAGGCGCTTGCGTACCGAAGCGACGTTGAGAAGATCATAGCCGTATATATGAAACAGGCTATTCAAAGTGACCGAACTACGGTATATAATGCAATAAAAGATGCTGGTCAGTTAAAATTGGCAGAATATATAAGGAAAATGTAAATGGCTTTTAATGGAAACTTCTTATGCACCTCGTTCAAAGTTGAACTAATGAAGGGTGTTCATAATTTCACGGCAGCAAGCAATCAGTTTAAATTAGCTCTGTACACCAACAGTGCTACTTTTAACGCTGCAACTACTGCATACACCTCTGGCAACGAGGTCAGCGGCACGAACTACACAGCTAAAGGAAACTTCCTTACCAGTGTAACACCCGTGGCTAGTGGAACAACTGCTTTGGCAGATTTTGCAGATGAGGTTTTTTCAACGGTTACAATATCGGCCGTTAGGGGTGCTTTAATATTTAATGAAGCGGCTACTGGCGATCCAACGGTTTGTGTTCTGGACTTTGGCGCGGATAAAGCAGCCAGTTCCGGCGACTTCACCATTGTTTTTCCTACTGCCGATGCAAGTAACGCGATAATCCGGATAGCCTAATGGCCGATCCGGTTGCAGCCTTTCAAGGGTGGAATAGCTCCCTCCAAGGGTGGAACACCGGAACTTGGAATACCAATGTTGCCTATAATGTAACGGCAACCGCTTTGGTTAATAACGCTGCACCCAATATTGAAGGGGATGCGTTTGGGCAAGCAGGCGCAGTAGTAGGGACAGGCGCAGTTGGATCTGTTACTGTTGTTGGAAAGGCTAATGTTACCGTTACGGGCGTTGCGGGAACTTCGGCTTTAGGTAGTTTCTTTACCACCAACACAATGGTAACGATGACTGCTTCGGTCAACAGTGCAACAACGGCGACAGTTGGTAATGCCAATGTTCCCGTCACAGGGGTAAGTGCAACTGGGGTAGTAGGAACTTTAACAAACCCACCTTGGGGTCAAATTGTTCCAGATCAGAACCCCAACTTTTTAAACATAGTGCCTTCTCAAAACCCTTCTTGGGCTAATATTGAGAACGGCCGCGTAGCATAGGATAAAAACATGGCAAGTGTATATACAAATGACTTACGGTTAGAGGAAATCGGCTCCGGCGAACAATC